CTTTAAGTGTAATCAGATGAGAGTGTATTTATTAATAGGATAATGAATAATTAATAGTTATTTATTATCGTACTAATAAGTACGGGAAAGAAGGAATTTTATATGAATAATGCTTTAGTATTAAGCGAAAATAATTTACAAGGAGGTAGTAAAAAGAAAGTATTTACATCACTTGATTTAAACAAAGAAGAAAATATTGACAGAATATTAGCTACTCAAGATAGTGAAACAATGAAATATATTAATGATGTTAAGGGTCAAGTATTAGATGTAATTGGTGTATATGTTACTGAAAGAGAAGTTGAAGATATTAACTCAGATGGAGAAGTATTTACTAGATTTAAACATACAACAATATTATTTACTGCAGATGGAAATCAATATGTAACTGGATCAAATAGTTTTTATACATCACTTGAATTAATTTGTAGTTTAAAAGGTTATCCAACAGAAGAGAAACCAATGAGTTTAAAAATAACTGATGCACCAGCAAAGGAAAAAGGTCATACATACTTAAAATGTACAATTGTTAAATAATTATACATATGCTACAATTTCATTAGAAAGGAGTTGTAGTGTATGGAACAAATAATTAATGTTGTAGTACAAAATGGTTTGGGTGTTGCTAGTTTTGTTGCTTTAATAATTTATATATTTAAATATGAAAATAAGCAAAATGACATCTTAGAAAAAATTAGCAGCACACTAACTTTATTAACTGCACGAGTTGATAAAATAGAAGAAAAAATTAATAAGGGAGAGTAAATATGCTAAATATAGAAGATATAAAATTAATAAATAAAATTTTTAATAATGAAGAAGTTGAAAGTGAATCAGCTAATAAATTAAAAGAAAAAATTTCAATTGTATGTGAGCAAATTGCTATACAAGAAAAAGCACAAGAAGATATGGCAAAATTACAAGATAAAATTGTAGCACTTAATAAATCTGAAAGTGAGGAATAATTATGTATAAAGGACAAAAATCAGTTCGTGGTGGTATAGAAGATTTTTTATGTCCATTTACTGATATGTATATCACACAAGGCTCTAATTCAGAATTTAGTCATAAAGGAATAATGGCAAATGATGTTCGTGGAATAGAATCTGGAGTTAGATATCCATATTATGCACCTTGCACATGTAAATGTATAAAAGTATATCCAGAAAGTGGTCAGTCAATGTGGCAGTCTATAAATAAAGTAAGATTTGCAAATGGTAATATTGATTATGCAACTTTTATGATAGCACATGATGATAGTCAAGATTGTTTTGTTGGTCAAGTTGTAGAACAAGGCTTGCAACTTGGAAACATGGGAACAAAGGGAAATGCAACTGGAGTTCATTGTCATATACAAACAGAACAAGGTAGTGATATAACTTGGTACAAAAATATATATGGAAATTATCAATTTAATAATGAAGTTGATTTAGATGATATGTATTTTGTAGATAATACTAATATTTTAAATGGTATGGGTGGAAATTGGAGATTAACTTCAGATGTAGAAGTAGGTGAAGTTGTTGACCAAATACTTCACAAAGGAAGTCATGTAGAGATACCGGGTGTATTTGATGTTATTGATATTAATGTAGAAAATAATACTGCGTTAGTAAGAATTGATGGAGTTGATTATTGGTTATCATCAACACCATTAAAAGAGGTAAAATAATTGGTTGCTAATGAGAAATTAGTTGCTGCTGATGGATATGAAGTAATGCTTTTTCCTCTTCCTTTTCTATATATGAGTCAAGATGAGGGTGGAGATTATTCACATGCTGGAACACTTGCAATGGATTTTCTAGGATGGAGTGGAAATGGTAGAGTATATCAAGCACCATATTATGCACCAGTTAGTTGTACATGTATAGCATCAACTGAATCAGCTAATAGAATATGGCAGTCAAATAATAGAGTACATCTTGCAGATGGAAGTCTAGATTATTGTACATGGGTTGTTGCACATGATAATAATCCACCACCTGTTGGTACAGTTTTACAACAAGGTGATTTGATGGGACATACTGGTACGGCTGGGCAGGTTACTGGTGACCATGTCCATCTTAATATAGCCAAAGGACAATATGCAAATTGGGAACAAGTACTACCAAATAATAATTGGCAATTAAAAAATTCAATACACATTTATAATGCATGTTATGTAAATAATACATTTATAATTCAAGGTTATAATCATCCATGGATAAACTATACAGGTCCACTTCCACCAGTTACTGAAGAAAAGAAAAAATTTCCATGGGTATTATATGCTAGAAAGTTAAGAGAAATGAAATAAATTTGACATTTCTCTTTTTTTAATATATATTAAAAAAAAGGAGGAGATAAAATGTCAAAGTTTAGTGCTGAAGAATTATCATCAAGAATAAACGATTTAGAAATAGATGATGATGTAAAAATTTCCTTAATGGAAGACATAACAGATTCTATCTCTAAAGATGAATCAGAAGAACTAGCTACATTAAAATCAGAACTTGATAAAGTAAAAGAAGATTATGAATCTTTAAAAGAAGATTATGAATCTTTAAAAGAAAAATACAAGTCTAGATTTTTTGAGGCAGTATCAACTGATGAAGAAAAGAAAGATGATGAAGAATTAAAAGAAGAAGAAGTAATAGATATAAAGGAAATTTAGAAAGGGAGTGAATATTATGCCTATTACAGATAAGTTAAGAGTTAAAAATGATGCTGAACTTTTATCATATATGATAAATGCAAATCCAGTATTAAGAGAAGAAATTGATTTACCAGTTCAAGGTGAAAGCCTAGCACCAATTGGTAAAGTAATAGTTAACAATGAAAGATATAAAAATGCTTTCATAGATGCTATTAACCTAGTAGGATTAACACTAATACATAGAAACTACTGGGAAGATCCATGGGAAAATTTTACTAATGGAGAAATGATGTATTTTGGTGATACATTTAGAGAAATGGCAGTTGATATTGCTGATGTATTTGATTATAATTACTATGCTACTGATGTTGACCATTTCTTAGAAAATGTTGTACCAAATGTATATGAATATTTACATCACATTAATTATCAAAAATTTTATAAGACTACTACATCAGATACTCAAATGGCTATGGCATTTAATACTGAAGGTGGATTATTAAGATTAGTTGATGAAATAATATCAAGTTTATGGGAAGCATATAAATATGATAAATATATAGTAAATAAATATATGTTATGTCGTAGAATTGTAGATGGAACAGTTACATCAAAACAAATTCCAAATTATAGTACTATGACTGCAAGACAAAGAGTTGCATTTATTAAAAATGTATCAAGCTTAATGACATTTAGAAATCCAAATTATAATCCAGTAGGATTAAGAATTGCTACTCCTTTTGGAAAACAAATTGCTATTTTAAATACTGATTTTGAGTCGGATTTAACAACCGAAGTGTTAGGCACAAGTTTCTTCCGAAATGATGTTGAAATGAAATCTCGTTTAGCTTTAATTGATGGTTATGGAAATCATGATGTTACAAGACTTACTGAAGTATTAGGAAGTCAGTACACACCATTTACTACTGAAGAACTTACTGCACTTAGTCATGTACCAGTATCAATTATAGATGATGAGTGGTTCCAAAATAAAACTTATGCACTAGATGGTGTAAGTGGAAATGAAAGTGAAGATGTATTTACTGATTCAACTCCTCGTGGAATTAAGAGAACATCATTCTTTAACCCAGAAACGCTTAAAAATAATCACTGGTTACATTACTGGGGTGTAAAAGCTACATCCATTCTAAAACAAGCAGTAGTTTTTACCACTGATACAGTAGGAGTTACAAGTGTTACTGTTAGTCCATCTACTGCAAGTGTATATGCTGGTCAAAAATTAAAACTTACAAGTGCAGTTGTTACAACTGGATTTGCAAATAAATCTGTTATATGGTCAGTAGATGAAACAAGTGCAGCTGCTGGAGTTGAAATTAATCAAAATGGAGAATTAAGTGTACCAAGTACTGCTATTAATGCATCTACAATTACAGTTACTGCTACATCAGTTTATGATAGTACAAAAACTGGAACTGCTACAATAACAGTAGTATCTACTAATGCTGCTAATAACTCAGTTAGTACTAATAGATCAACTAAATAAAATTCCTATAAAGGGATGGGAAAATATCCCATCCTTTTTAATATATTATAGAAAGGAGTAAAGTATGCAGAAGAAGTTAATTAATTCACAACTAACAAACTATAAAACATATTTAATGGTACTTGATGATATGATAGAACTTGCTGAAAATGTATATGAATTTAAAAATATTCCTGAGAATATTGATATAGGGTATGTTAATAAAGTACTTTTAAAAAATGGTTCAATAGCATGGTTTATGGATGAAGTATTAGGTTTAATTGCACTACCATATGATGTAAATAATGGCTTTGATATATATGGAAGACCAACATCTATTACTGCTAGAAGTTATAATGGTAGATATTATAGAAGATTAAATCAAGGTGAATTTATTATAATGTATGATAATAATAGAAGATTATCACTTATGCCAAAAATAATGCAACGAGCTGAAAGAATTGCTATGTGTATTAGAACTGAAGATGTCAATATTGTACAGCAACGTACACCAAGAGTATGGAAAACATCTAAAGATAAAGAAAGAACTTTAAAAGATATGCTTTCAAATATTGATGGTATGATGGAAAATGTTATGGCATATGATAATATAGAGCTTGATGATATTAATACAGTCTTAGCACCAGCACCTTATATCGTATCTGATTTAGATTTACATATAGAAAAAGAATGGGCTAGTTTTTATAGATTAATAGGTATTTGTTCAGTTGTCGAAGAGAAAAGAGAAAGATTAATAACTGATGAAGTTGCTATGGGTCAAGGTGGAACAGTTGCATCACGTTATAATAGATATACACCAAGACAAAGAGCAATAGATGAAATTAATAAAAAATGGGGAACTAATATTGAAATAAGTTATTATGATGGAGTTCCTACAAGTATAAAAGAAAAAAGAGGTGATGAAAATGTTTCTATTTCCGAGAGTGTTTCTACCAGCTGATTATAATTTACCACCAACACTTTATTCAATAATGGATGCTATGGTTAATTTTGGTCAAACTGATAAGGTAAAAATTAAAGATTTACCATTAGCATCAAGAGAAGAAATATTTGATTTTAATTATCCTCTAACAAATAAAATATCAAAACAAGATTTTGAAGTATTAATATTAAAGCATTTTATGATGAGAAGAATTGGTTATGATACTATGACAGCTTTTAAAATAGCACTAGATGTTAAACTAAATGAAATAATGCCAATTTATAATAAAATGTTTGATATGCTTGATGGATGGGATTTATTTTCTGATGGTGAAGTTGAAACAAGAAATGTAACAGATTCAAGAAGTACACAAAATTTATCTAGTTTAAATCAAACTAATAGTGGTACTGATACATCAGATAGAAGATTCTCAGAACTTCCTCAAAATAGACTAACTGATTTGCAAAATGGTAATTATGTTACTGATTATAATTTAGATACTAATACAACAAATAATTCAATGAATAATCAGTCATCATCAAATATATCAGATAGTGGAAGTCTAAGTGAGAGAATTGAAAGAAGTCCAGCTGATAAAATTGCAATATATAAAAATTTCTTAGAATCTCGTGAAAGTATCTATACAATGATATTTAGAGATTTAGATAATTTATTTTATGGTTTAGTATAAAGGAGAGTGATAATATGAATAAACCAACATTTAAACATATATGTTTAATGCATATACAACAACTTACAAATTTTCCATATATAGAAAAAGATTTTGATGCTTTAACTGATTATGGTCTACTTTGTAAAGTAGTTGATTATTTAAATCAAGTAATTGCAAGTGAAAATGCACAAAATGAAAATATTTTAGCACTTTATAATGCATTTACTGAATTAAAAAATTATGTGGAAAATTATTTTGATAATTTAGATGTTCAAGATGAAATTAATAATAAACTTAATGAAATGGCTGAAGATGGAACACTTGATCAAATTATTGAACAATATTTAAATTCAAGTGCAATATGGGGATTTGATACAGTTGCAGATATGAAAAAAGCTACTAATTTAATTAATGGAAGTTATGCAAAAACTCTTGGTTATTATTCTATAAATGATGGTGGAATGTCAACATATAAAATAAGAGAAGTAACAAATCAAGACGTTATTAATGAATCAACAATTATTGCATTAAATGATATAAATTTAGTTGCAGAATTAATAATTGAAGATGATACTGTAAATATAAAACAATTTGGTGCAAAAGATAATGATTATACTTTTGATAATGGTATTGTAATAAATAAAGCTTTAGAAATAGCAAATATAGTATTTATACCAAGTGGTACATTCTTTGTTAATACTAAAATAAATTTACCATTTAATAAAACTTTAGAAGGTATAAATAATGAAAAAACAATTTTATCTATTGGTGAAAATCTTGAAAATGACTTTTGTTTAACTTATGGAACATCATATAGTTATGGTGATAAACAAGGATTGTTAAAAAATATAAGATTCTCATCATCAAACAATTCAAAACATTTATCTTATGGTATTAAAGTTTTTAGTGGTATAAGAATTGAAAATTGTATGTTCTATGGATTAAAAAGAGTAATTAAACAAGATAATGCTTATATAGATAGATTACAATTAGTAAATTGTTCTATTAATTATTGTAATGATAATACAAGTTATGTAGTTGATTTATTTGGAAATAAAGACCAATTATTAATTTCAAATTTAATGTATAATGATGACTACACAGATACATCAGATACGGCATCTCCAAATTATTTTACGCCATATAGAGGAATAAGAATATCAGGTGCAACATCAGGTTTAATTGAAAATTGTGTAATAAATAATAATTTGATAATTGATAATACACTTGGTTTATCAATTAATAATTGTCATTTTGAAGGTTCACAAAATGGTACATATAAAGGTAATAAAGCTTCTATAACAATTAATAAATCAAATGTTACATTAAATGATTGTTATATGCACAAAAGAATTGATGGTGCTAATATAGTTATAGCAAGAGAAAACAATAATGAAAATTCACACTCAATTATAGAATTAAAAAATATTACATTTGTAATTAATGATAATATTAAAGCATTAACACAAAATGCAAGTTATACTAATTATGAAATTGAAAAATCTACTTATACAACATTAGTTATAAATGGTTGTTATAAAAATGTTGATTTTTCGGCAACATGGTCAAATACTAAATCAATGAATGGTATTTATATAAAAGATAATAGTGAATTTAATAAACACTCATCATTATATTCAATATCATCAATTGTTAATGATAATAATTTAGTAACAACCAATATACCAAGAACATCAAGTACAATAACAAATGAAAATTTATTCATTAATTCAGGTGTTAATAATAAGATACCTTTTTATCAAGCTGGTTTTTCAAATACACCACAAACGATTAAAGGTATAGTTGTAATTGATGAAACTAGAAAATTAGCATTATCAACAGGTGCAACACAAACACTTAATGTTACATCTAGTGTTAATAATACAGGTGGTACAGGAATTAACATTAACTTTAATAGAATTAAAATGCAAGGAATAGGTGCAACATTATTTTATTATAGAGGTAATTCAGAAGGAAATTATAATAAATTAACTAAAATTCCTGTATTAAATTGTCAACATTTATATGACATGGGTAATAATGTATCAGGTTATATAACAGAAGATAGAGAAACAGGAGATGTTGATTCATTTACTTATATAAAAGGTTATTCAACTAATGGTGAAAATGTTACATTCTTTAGCACATCAACACCTAGTTATGGAACATTTACAAAAGGTGATAGATGCATTAATTCTAATATTTCAACAGGTAATGTTAAATCATGGATATATAATGGAACAAATTGGATTGCAACAGGAACTTATGCATAGGAGGTATAAAAATTAGATTTGTAATAAAAAAAGAACTCATAAAGAGTTCTTTTTATTATGGATTAACAATTGTATTATTTACTGAATAATCTCCTAAATAATCATGTGAGTGCCATAATGTAACACCACTTCTATAAATATTATTTATCTTTTCCATGTCATCAGATGGTACTGCTGAATTAGTATTAGCATAACCTATATTTTCACTATTTCCAATTTGTACATAATTATAATAAGTTCTTCCAATTTGATTAGGAAGTTTTAATCTGTTAATTTTATAACCATATTTACTTAGATAATCGTCTATGCATCTTGCAAATTCTTGTTTTATTGTCATAGAATACCAGTGAAAAGTATTATTTAAATTTGCAGTTATTACATCACCACAGTTAAGATTTCCTTTAGCAGTATCTGGAGCAAATGAGTGCTGATAAACTGATGACATGCTATTAAAAATATCAGTCGCACCACCTAGTGCAATTGCTCCCGCAGTAGTACTTCCAGTATTTGCTGCAATTGTACCAGCACCTATAAATTTTAACAAACCTACTCCAACATCTCCAGCAATATTAACACCATTTTGAGTAAGCCAGTTTGTGTAATTATCAGTAGACCAGTTTAACTGTGGATATTTACCAAGTACTAAAGCCTCGTCATATGGTAGTGGCTCTCCTTTATAATAAATAGGATAACATCTAATCGAACACCCAGGTGTAAGACACTCTTCTATCTGAAATCTAAGTTTTCCATTTGAATCTTTAGTGAATAATTCTTGATGATATATTGCATTAGCACCTTGCCCATTACTCATATTAATAGCTACAAACGGATACGTTAGAAGTTTATTGTTTTTGGGTACATATCCATTAAGATTTGTAATAGCATCTATTGTTTGTTGCATTTCTACTGGTTGATATGTTTGTGTAATAAAGCCACTACTTCCATTAGTTAAATTTCTAGGTGCTAAAAATATTGATTTAATACTACCAGGATGACTATTTTCTAAACCTATTATTGATTCTTCTATACTGGCATAATATTCAGCTAAAGTTTGATCAGGTATATATCCCTTTTGAAAACAATAATAAGGAAATCCAGTAAATATTCCATTATAAACTCCACCAAACCTTTTTATATAATCACTAAAATCTCTTTCTGATGATATAACTATTTCAGTATCTTGTAAACTAGCATTTCTAACATGACTTTGTACTACATACTCCCCAGTTTCTAATCCCTCAGGTATTGTATGAAGTCCTATTGTATCATCATTTACATGTTCCCTTATTATAAAACATGGCTCTGGTGTCCAATAATCAAACCATGTATGAAAAACATCTACTGTAAAATTAATTCTTGTTGTGTAATTATTTCTATATTCTATTGAATCAATAAATGCAAAAAACCATTTATTAGAATAATCAGTATTTTGAAATGCCATATAATTACACTTAAGACATGTAGCAAAATCTACATCTACTTCAATTGTATTTTTTCCATGCTTTATAAATGAGTATGAATTTCTTGATACTTTAGCTTTTGAAGTACAAAGAGCAACCATCTGATTTTCAGTATATGTTAAAACATGCTTATAATCCTTTTCTAATTTTATTCCACTACATAACATTATTTTTGAATTCATCTATTATCACTTCCTTTACTTAAAATTTTAATGTTATTTTCGTATTTGTCAACATTTAAGAAACATCTTAAATTAATCATAAGTTCTAATTTATCTTGTAAAGGTATATCTGATTTATCTAAACTATTTAAAATTATTAATATAGCTTTTTCTAGGTTTTCCTTATTCACGTGTAACTCTCCTTTCTTTATTTAAAGTAATTATAACATCTTTTTCTGAAAGTATATCATTATTAAATGAATATAACTTATTATCTATAACATCAATCGAACAGTTAAATCCTTGTTTTCTTAAATCATTTAATATTTTTGTTTTACCTTTCTTTTGTAACTCTTTTTCACTTATAAAACAATTTCCAAACTTCCTTAAATTATTATATACATACCTTTTCATTTATTCTCCTTATCTAATATTTCTAAAATATCTTTTTCATTCAATACTTTATTAGTTCTTCTTTATTCACTCTTTATCACTTCCTTATAACAAAATCAATTGCTTGTTTGAATTCTGTTCCACATAAATCATTAGCATAAAATATATTACTTTCTCTAAATGTTTGTAATAATCTTCTTATGTTTTCATTATTTATTAATGGATTATATATATCTCTTTGATAATATCTACTTGTTTTTATATTATCACTAAATGTAATTGTCTTTTCTTTTATTTTAGTATATTTTGGCTTTATAAACCAACATGTTTCAATTCCATCTTTTTCTTTTAAATATTCTCCTAAGAATTTAAATCCTTGATAATCAAATGCTATTCTGAAAAGTACTTTATATTCTTTATAACTCTTTGGAAGATGCGGCTGCGGGTCACTTTGCCACTCACCTTTATTTAGCATGTTTGCATGTGTTCCTATTACATAACTACTTCTACCAGTAGATTTACAATGCTCTAGTGCAAGTTTTACTTTTACTGGATATCCATCCTCATCTATTTCACCAGTAGGAAGCCATATAGAATTAATTTCACCTTGATTTGTTTTCCTTAATAATTTATCAAGACCCCAGTCTTTTAAATATGGACAAACTCTTGAAATAGTATTACCTACTAAATACATTTTAACAACTCCCCTTTTTCTATCACAAGTGGAAAATAAATTGAGGAGTTTATTTGGTTCATCATATAAATAACTTTTTCTTGACATGAATTCTTCCATTATTATTGTATATACATCTAAAAAGCTACCACCAGCATAATTTTGTTCAATTGAAAGTGCTACTACATATCCTATCTTTTCACATCTTTTTGTTTTACCAGTTTCAATATCATATTTTGAAAGCCATATCTGATTAGAATATACTGTTATTAAATTATATTTATTATCAGTTAAACTCATAATATCTATATCTGAAAAATAAGACTCTATTAATGATGGCTTTATTTCTTCTACTAATCTTCTAACTAGCATAAATCTTCTTCCTTTTTTAATATCCTCTTTTATAATTTCTTTTGGATTCTTATAGTCAGATATATATCTAAATCCATCAAATAAATATGGTTTTATTCCCTCTTCTAATTTCACTTGATAACTTTTCCCATTGGCTCTTTCCCCATATGCTATATTTATTGATGCACCCTCTTTATCCAGATTCTCTATTGAATAATATACTTTTTCTTTACTCATTTTTTATCAACTACTTTATTTATCATATCAGTTATTTCTAATATTAGCATATCATAAACTTTGCAAATATTTTCATAACTAGTTTTACCATTTACAACATTACTTCTATCTATATTTAATTTCTTGCAAATATCATTTACTGATATTGTTGAAAATCCTTTAATAAAATTTACTTTTCTTGTTTTTTCTTCATTATTCATTTTATCACTTCCTTTTAGTTAATTCTTTTATTCTAAATAAATCTTCTGTTTTTTTATCTTTAAATACATAATTATTACACCAGTCACATAATTCTTTATCTTTATATTTGGGTATAACAACTCTTCTTCCACATTTGCATCTATATTTTATTTTATCATAATAATTTGTCATATTTTCAAATTCTTTATTAGTTAATACTTTCATTGAATCTTGCCCTCTCACTACTATTATCTATAAGTAAATTTTGATAATCATGTGATTTTCCAAGTATATAACTTGTTGGAAGTACACATGCAGTTGATTTATCAGTTACTAGATAACTATTTCCTAAATAATCAGTTAATTCAATTGGTTCTTGATTATCATTATAAAATATACTCATTTCATGAGTTATACTATAAGGAAAATATAAATTATCTTTAAAATCCTCTAATTTTTTTAGTGCACTAGCTCCACATTTAGGCACACCAGCAACTGTAATACTTATTTTATCCTTTATTATTTCCTTTGACTTTTTATCCTTTTCATCTCTTTCATATGCATACTTTTTAGCACCTTGTGTTATAAATCTTTTATATGTATGATCATTTAATCCATTAGTTTCATAATCAAATACTCCAAGCATATGACTTACTCCATGTATATCTTTTGGAGCAAATTTCTCAACTGGTATTCTTAAAGCTTTTGATACATAATTAATTCTTTTAATTACACTTTCATTATATTTATCAAAAACTTTCTTATCATAACCTTGTACGAGTTTAATACTATCTGTATCCATATATACCACATAATCATCTAGTGCCATTACTCTTCTAAATAAATTATTTCTATTAAGTGCAGTAACAAATACCCCATAACTAAATGATAAAAAACCCTTATTTTTTTCTTTTTTTAATTTTTCAATTATATCTTCATTACTTAAATCTACTTCATCCCATAATCCAGTAGAATTATCAAATATTACATCACTTCTTATATTATTTGTAACACTCATACCATATAGACTATTAAATTTACTTTTCTCTTTTTGATATTCTAGTTCAAAGTCTGGATTATCTTTGTACTCAGTTTTATTAACATATTTTTCGAGTACAAATTCAATAAATTTCTTTGGTAAGTATGCTTTAGTTGAATACCATGCCTCTTTAATCTCATAACTTTCAATATCGTAGCAGTCTAATATTAAATAAAAATCTATATCAGTTATTGTCATTTCAAAACTTTCTGCTGAAATAACTCTACCATTATCATACTTACATCCTCTTAGATTCTTACATTTACTTGATGAAATATAAGTATTATAATATTTACTTTTTACATTTTTAAATTCAACTGTTAGAATATAATAAAATTTATCAGTCATTTCTTCTCTTGTCTTTATATTTATCTCTTTAAATTCACTTGATGGATATTTGTATGCAACGAGAACATACGGATATGCACTCGTAATATCATAGCTATCTACATTTTCAAGTATCATATCACTATATAACCAAGATGCATGCGTTATTCCACCAGCAAAGCTATCTTGCAATCTATTAAATACAATTGGATCAGTATTAACTGCTTTTGATACTATTCTTTTATATTTATAATCTCTTAATGTTATATTTAAGAGTTCTCTTCTAACATGACCAGTTGAAGTTGATGGTATTTTTCCTAATTCCTTATATGTCTTTAATTCCTCTAATATATAATAATAAATTACCAAACAGTCATACTCACAATATCCCATCTCTTTTTCAGTTAGTGGTGTTTTCGAATGCCTTAATAAATCATAGTTTAAATCACCAACTTTCTTTTCAACAGGTAAATTAAATAATTTTGGTAAATCTTTAAGTGCTGCATTACTCATCATATAACTACATTTTATTTCAAAATTATAATCTCTTAATTTTGAAATCATAACTTTCCTTGATTTTCTTGCCATTACTTCACTAAAATTAAAATCACCTTTTAAAAACTGAAATTCAAATGCTTGATTATGAATATATAAATATTTTTTCATTGGTATATATACTTCTAGTAATTTTAAAAAATTATCTAAATCTTCCCATGTTCTACCATAATATACTTTTTCATTTATTGAAAATTGCCATATATACATAGTTGCATAATACTTTATTTCTTTTGTCTTTTTATCTTCTTCTGTCAACTTATCATAGTATACTCCTGGATAAACTGTTCCATCAACTGTAATAAATGATGTTGTTTCAATATCAAATGTATATATATTGTTATCATATTTCTTTTTCTTACCAACAATTTTTGCATCATGTCCATTATATTTATACCATATTTCCACATACTTATATCCTTTCTTCTAACTTTCCATTATTAATAATTTCTTCTATTTCTTCATCAGTTTTATTTGGATATTTTCTCTTTAATAGCTTTTTAAGTAAATCTCTTGTTTTATCTCTAATATCCAAATCTTTAATATAATCTAAATTTCCATATGTCATTAATCTATCAAGTAATGTATCTTCATCAGTTTTACCTTGCAAATAATCTTCAACTTGTACCCATACAGTAGATGCATTTGAATACTTTGCTAAATCATCAAAATTTGTAGTATTAAATAAATCATATAAAAATTCAGCATCATCATAACTTAACATCTCAGTATCTTCACCAAGTGATACTCTTAATGATTCAATAACACTATTTCTTGTTTCATTTATTCCTTTTATTGTTGATGTTTTACTTTGTAAAAATAAATCAGATGCTCTTGATATTGCATTTAGTTGAGTAGCATTTAAATCTTTTGAAATATTAATATAACCTCTTCTATTTAATACCTTTGTTTTTCTAAGTTTTCCTACATCTAATCTTTCATATAATCTTCTACTAGCCCATGTTTTATTCATACCACCTTGTCTTAATTTATTTATTCTTTTATTAACAGTACTAACTTTTGTTTTTACTTGTCTATATAATTTTTGTTTTGGTGTTAATTCTTTGTTTTTTACTCTTCTAGATCTTATCTGATTTACTCTTCCAGTACCTTTAGTAATATAACCACTTTTCTTTTTTTGCTTTCCTTTGTAAACTCTTCCAGCAGCCATTTTCCATCACCTCATAATCATTTCCCATTAATTTAATAAATAATATAATCATCATTTTTCTAATTTTATTATTAGAATAATGTATATTAACAAATTTGTATTTTCTATTTATCTCAATTATTTTAGTTATTTTTTCCATATATTATACCTACTTTATCAAGTACTTTTTCATATGTACGTATTTCAATTCTTAATTCTTTTAATCTATCTTCATAATATTTTAATCTTTCTGAATCCATTTTATCTAAATAAAAATCGTATAGTTCATTTAGTTCATTTATTTCATCTTTTAATACTTTAATTAAATAAGTCGTTTTTTCCATATTATTACACCTCATCTATATATAAATATATTACATCATCAACAATTGTTGTTTGATAACTTAAATTATTTTTTCGAAAACATTTTGTTGTTATATCATCATGGTATATTTTATTAATGATTTTAACAAAACTATCATAATCATTGCAATCATACATCTTGAATCCACTTGTTGATAAAAATGTTATACTATATAGATCCTTTCCTCGGATATTTTTATTTAAACTGTTTATCATTTCAATAGTCTTAAATATTTCGTATGCTCTCATTAGCATCACTCCTTTCATGATTATAA